AACGCTTCCTGGAGCAATCTCTGCGTTAGCTTCAGGAGTTATGGACAGAGCGGTATAAAGATTGAAAGTCCAAGGAGAAGCTGAACTGTCTCCAATTGAAATAGATGAAAAAATTCTAGACAAGCGCCCCATGGGGACTTCGCCATCTCTTTTCTTTGTCCGATCACGGAAGATATAGGCGTTTTCAAGATTAGAGAAAGCCTCATTGGCTAGAAGCGCAGGCTTTTTATCCTGTGTAAGACCGCCTCCTGGATAACCGCCAATTGTAACTTGATGAAAACCAGTCATTATTAATTACCTATAGCTAACCAATAATAGGCTAAATTTGTAGCAGAACTATTCGCGTTGTTAATTACAAAGTTTGTCTTAGTCAAACTAGTGACTGAAAAATTGGTTGTAAATGTACCAAAAGTCCTTAAAACTGTTGCTTGAACATTGAATGCATTATTAGGAAAAGCAGGAGTGAAGGGTACGTTGATATCTCCAGTCGAAGCAGTAGTAACGCCCCATTGAAAAAGGATACCTCCGGCCCAGCAAAATCCATTATTAGCCGCATTATATCCAGTTAATTGTGCAAGAACGCCTCCACCAGTCAAGGAATAGAGTTGTTGATCTCCTCCAGATGGTATCGCAGGTGTAGTCGTAGCATTGACGGTAAGGTTGCCAGGAACTCCAGAGAAAACCTGATTATATCCCGTGACGGTCGTGACAGCTGCTTGAGGAACTTGATGTATAATCGTATGATAACCGGCCGGCTGAGAACCTGGCTGACCATTGTTATTGACGTGATCAATACCTAGAGTTTGGAATGTGCCGTCGAGATTATTTCGAATAGTCACTTTCGTTTGCCCTAAAGATCCACCATCTGGTGGATATCCTGGCGTGTATGTTGGAATTGGCATTTAAACTCCTAGCTAACGCAAACAGTTGCTATTGGCTGACAATCTTGTGGTCTGCGTAATTTCTTTTTCGACTCTTTGCTCAATTTAGCTTTCGCAGGAGAAAGAGGTTTTTTTAACTTCTTTTCTTTTCCTTTAATGACTGCCATAAAATAATCTACCCTGTTGTATGGCGCCCAACAAATGGCCCTCCTCCAAGAGGAATAGGCTTGTTTGGCAATGATTTAAGTTTTTTCTTTTTATTAATATTTGGTATCTTCTGTGGCTGACTTCTATTTTGCTTCTTTTTCATAGAGAACCAAATGATGTTCCCGATCCACTAGAACCATAGTTGTAAGTGAGTTGATCGGTATAAAGTGTTGAGATCCTTTCTTGTCCTATTTGCGCATAGGTACGCGTTTCGATTATGTCGTAGCGCTCTTTCAGCATCTTATCGATGAAAAGCACACCATCAGAATCTAGCCTTTCCTCGAATATTTTCTTTGAGGATCCTACTGATAGAATTTCCCACCATTCGGATAGTTCAGGATTGCCAGCCATGTCAGACGCTATGAGAGCTTGAATAGGCTGACGATAACAGGTCATTTCGATCGTATAGCCTTTATCGGGCACTGGTGAAAGTGTGAACTGGTTCTGATAGAACATGATTGCAAGGGGAATGGAGAATTTCTTAGGGTTGTATTGAATTTGAATCGGTGTTCCGTCAGGAATAGCTTCAGCAAAAACAAGACCCGTAATTTCTCCAGTTTGATAATTAATCGTTGCATTGCCTGGGATAGTTGGTGTTGACGAAGCATACTGTCGATAGTACGTCCATCCATATTCTTGATTACCATTATTCGATGTCTGGAAAATCTGAATTAAATTACCCTGTCCATCGTCCGTGACATTCTGAGTTTGGCCAATACCATTAGGCCCGATAACATTTGCTGTGATGAGGATATTTTGAACTCTTCCTTGAGGAAAGAAAAGGTTCCGATTAGTCTGAGTTCCTGGATCATTATTGACGCTGGCTATCAAAGGTCTTGCAATTGTAAAGCCGCTATACGGCCCTGCAGTATTATCTCCTGAAGCAAAAGTTCCATGCTGTTGCCAGTTGAAATTGACTCCATAGAATTGCCAAGGATCATGGAATAGTTTTATCTCCCTCTTAGCACAATAGCAGGGATTATTTACAGTAATGTAAAGCTCGCTATTAAAAGGATAGACATCCTGGCCGACATTGGTTGTAAAGGTATAAATATCTTTAAGCTTTAGAGATCTGAATTTAGCCGGCAAATCATAGGCATAGAAGCTATGCATTTGTTTTACGATATATGCATCCGTTACCTGAAAAGCATTGCTAGAACCTGTCAGTTTTCTAGTCTTAGTTATCGCATCGGCTAGAGTCGGAAATAGAGGATATGTGGGGACAAATGTGACTGTCATAAAACCGGCCTATTATCAAATGCATCTTCTAATGTGACCGTCGTAGTTCCTTGTATTATCCCAGAGCCTGCTGGCACGGCAACACAGGGAATTTGAGGGTCTTCTACAGATATAAAAGGATAAAAATTGCTAGTGTCTATAGCTATTGTTACTATGTTTCCATTGATTGAGATTATTTGTGCTTTTTGATTATTTAACTGAATCATCCCATTGGACGGAGGGATACGGAAACTAATCCACTCCGCAATGGTAAAATTTGTATCAGTCGTAAAAGTGACAACTCCAGGATTGGATTGAGTGATATTAGTTATGTATTGCAGGTTAGGAATAAAATCCGCACCAAAAGGAGGCCCATAATTTGAATTATAAGGCGCTGTCATAACACATCTGTTGGAGTAAATCTAAGCCTAGAGACAACTTCATAACTACGAGGAGTCCTTTGTCCTGCTGCTGGCAATTCCATGCTATAGCGCCGAACTTTCTTTTTCGTGTTGTTCAAATGCTTGATAATTCCCATGGGCAAATCGCAAATCTCACCATGAATCAACTTAATCATCTGAATTGGTTCGCCAGGATATTTTCTATAAGAAAATTCAAACCATCCGCCTTGAGCATCTAAGAACTCAAACATTCCAGTTCGGATTTTATCGTCTTCTTTACGCATTTTTTTAACCAGTTCATCTCTTTCAGCTGGTGGTAACGTATGTTTTGCTTTTTTATTTAATTCTCTTACTTCCATGAATATGAATCCTTTAATTGGAGAGAGGGGAAAAACCCCTCTCAATTTAATTATGCGTTGGTGATTCCGTTGACGAAATCAGCCTTGAACGCAAACACTTGCATGTTCGCATTCGCGACTCCTACAGCAGATAAACCGATATTCATGACGTATTGCGATCTGTTATCGAATGCGTCAGCAAGGTTTGTTCCTGGAGGCGATGCAGGGATTGTTGCACTTCCATTAAGAGGCACAACACCTGATCCGGCAGGCATACACACAGCTGGAGAAGCTCCACCTGCAAAGGCAGCCGAAGTTGGGAATTGGAATGCTGTAAAGCCGGTTGTGTCTACGTCGATAGTGATCGATGAGACAGTTGCGGAATTAACAACACTCAAGACTCTTGCTGCACCGGATGGGTTATTTGTAAAAGGGCCACTTCCGGCCTTACGTGTCAGATTGCTTAATTGAATCATTCCGTAAGGTGTTGGGATTTGGAAATCTACAAGTTCACCTGGTGTATATGGGTTTTGTCTGAAGAAATAGACAACTGCTTGAGTCGCTTGCGTAATGTAAGCAACTGGCAATGTATTAGGCAGGAAGAAGCCAGGATAAACCTTTTGGTAGAACCCAGTTGTTCCATTGGCAACAACTAATCCAGCAGAAGCAGCAGAAGCAGCAAACCCTAAGGTAATGCTTACGCCAGCTGATACGGCTGTAACTTGATAAAGGTTTGGTCCGCTGATTTGCTGACCACCAACAATGTTAAATAAGCGAATGAAATCGCCGACATTAATTCCTGTTGTATTTGCTGTCGCAACAACAAACGTGGTTCCATTGACTGTCGTAACCGCAACTTTTGTGAAAGTTGGAGGATTAGTTTGATCAATGAATGTAAAGCCGCCCGATGTGCCTTGAGAAGCATATGTGGTGACTCCAGCTCCTGTAGAGCTTGGTTGTCCTAAAGCAAGGTATGAACCTTGTGCCATGGTAGCACTGAACCATTCCGCATAAATCGGATTAGCAGCTGTGCTTTGTGCGCCCCAGTTCGTTACATCCTTAACGAAAAACCAGTCGGGTTTTGCTGTCATTGGGATATTAACTGCAACTGGAGTTGCTGGGTTGGTGTAAGACCAAGACCCAATAAAAGAAAATGGTAACATTTATTTATCCTCCTTAGATTCCTGTTGAGCGTAGGTTTTGAATCCAAAGATCGTTAGTGATGCACTGTCCTTGATAGAACGAGCAACCTGCTGTATGTCTCAACATACATGGATCATTATTGTACCCTGGCGGTAGGTAGATAAAGCGTGCTTTACCCCCTGCTTGCCAAACAACTTTGTAAGCCTCTTTAGCGCTCACGAAGCAATTTGCGATATCATTACCAAGCATAGAGCCATTTGGAGTGACAGAACCTTGCTCAGAAGCAAAGAAACGAATGTTGTTCGCTCCGCCAATTTCCACACTCAAAGTTTGAGAGATATTTGGATACTGGAATTTCTTGATAAATCCAGTCATGTTATATAACGTAGGAATCATCCTAGTCGTTAACATACAACCATATGCATCGCCGATTGGTGATGTTCCAAAACGTAGCTCAGCTTCAACAATGTTGGTGATATATTCACCGCTATTGTTTTGCAGAACTGTGAAGACGTCATCCACATCTGAGATTGTCATCTCTGTTGGGATATCACCATTAGTTCCACCAACGCAGTTTATAATACTTGCACTCGACTCAAGATTATCTCTTTGAAGAGCGTCCTGAGTTTCTCTACCGTCTGTTACTTTTTTTTTGACCTATTTCTAGGCGGGTCAACCTCTTCGGATCGACCTCTCTATGTCTCCATAGAGGTC